CAAAAGTTAGCCACCTGGCGCTTAGCTGTTGGAGTCAGCAAAACTGCCCTTGTAGGTCCCGTCAGGCGTTGGCACCCTGACACTGGTGATGATCCATTCATCAGTCATTACAACTGATAGTTCACGGAGGCATATCGTGAACGGGCCGCAACTGTTTGTTGGGTTGGCTTTTGCGGTGCAACTCTCAAAGCCCTATCCTGAGGTGTAGCACATGCGTGCCACGCAACATCTCCCTGACCAGGAGGATCCGTTTGCCCCGGTGGGTATCGAGTACGTTGGTCAGTACCGAACGAACGCCCACGGAAAGAGTGAGCTTGCCAAGCTCAGCCGTAGGACCGGGATTGTGATTGACAAGGGTAACTTTAAGTTGCTCGAAGCCGATTTCGATCTCGACCCGGAGAAGGACAACAAAAGTGTCTGGACCCCCGGAGCCATACTCGCAGGACTGGAACGGTACTCAAATGCCGACCTTCCGCCCGCCCTCGTTCAGCGGGTCAAAGCCCTCGAGGAAGCTCGATCAGCCCCAACACCCAGTTCCACAACGACCGAATCGCCCACTGACTCAGGCGGAGAAAAGCCTTCACGGCTGGACTCCCGTCCCGGTAGAGCAAGCAGTCTCTCCGGACGTGATGGACCCCGACGAAGATTGGTTGGCAGACCAGTCCGAGACGGAGAACGAGCTCTTGTTTCCACTAGCGAAGCACGAGCGACACGTGGAGTCTTTGCCCGTGGAGCGGACGCCGAGATTTATGAGCGCGCAGTCGCTCAAGCGTACCGTCAAGCGGGTGGAGGTGGCAGAAGGCACACACCTCTTGCTCCGGCTGAGGTGGTGGACCGCTATTTGCGTGGCGACAGCTATGCTAGCGCTCCTCGCTTCCTGTACAATCGCGAGATCGACCGGAGTGACGTTCTCACTCGGGTATGTGCGATTCACCTTCACGGATCTGCTTTCCCTCCTTTCACTGTGGGCAAGCGGGTTCAGCATGGGGACGGTGCACCGAAACATCGCACGGTATGGATGGCGTCGGATGCCACGACTGTTCTGGCTACGTGTCTCTCCAAACCCTGCTACGAAGGAGTATCGGCGAATAACCGGACTTTCTCGTACGGAGCGAGCTTTCGAGAAATTGGAACGCGAGTCGTAGCCATGCAGGCACGTAAGCGGTTCATGTACGGTCTGGACTTTTCAGGCTTTGATGCATCGCTGAACGCACGGATCATCCGTGACGCATTCGCAATCCTTCGCACCCACGTCGAACTGGACAAAGAGTGGAGTCGCACATGGGACCGCCTCATCCATGACTTCATTCACACTCGCATTCTGCTACCCGACGGGTCTATCTGGCAAGTGCATCGCGGAGTGCCATCTGGCTCTGCTTTCACATCGCTAGTAGATAGTGTAGCGAACCTCATAGTGATCAACTACATCTGGATTAAGCTCACAGATCGTGCGCCAAAACTAGGTGAAGTTTACATCCTTGGGGATGATAGTGTCGTCGCATCGAACTGGTATCTGACGATGGATCAGATTCAGGGCGCCGCTTCGGATCTTGGGATGATCCTGAGCGTTCGGAAGTCCGAGAGAGTCGAACTACCGAAGAGTGTTCCTTTCCTTGGCCACACTTGGAAATCGGGCAGGCCACATAGGCCAAAGCGCGATCTGGCTGTGCGACTGGCGTTTCCAGAACATTACTCACCTTTCTTGAAGGACGAGCGGTACTCAGTGTATCGTTTCTACTCCATGGCAGCTGATAGTGTCGAGGGACTCCAGATGTTCTACCAGTACCTAGAGTGGTACTCATGCGATCTAGAGCAGATCGTGTATGACGTCGCTTATGGCGTCAATCTCCCTAGTCTATTTAGGGACATGAGTAACAAGGAGGCGTTGCGGGCTCTTCCTGGCAGGCAAG